AAGGAAGGAAAGAATCGAATGACGTTTATTGACCAAAGGTTTGCATTTTGTAGTAAAACTGGAACATTTAGAAGTGAAGGCGGAATGTCTGACATTAGAGACCTTGAAACAGAAAGAACAGACTTGTTGTACTTAAAGCAGAAGTTTGGTGAAGCAATAGAATTGAAGACTCCCAGTGGAGCAAGAAAGTTAAGACATCAGTACGAAAGAACATTAAAAATACCTTTTTGATATGAATAAGGAACTACAAGACTTTTACAAGAGTAAGCATTTGGAATTCGGACAGACATCTAAGGGTGTTGGTTGGGACAATGAAAATGTTTGTCATACCAGATACAAAATAGTAGAAAGTTTAATTGATGAAGAGCCATTGACTATTGCCGAATTTGGTTGTGGTAATGGAATTTCGTCACTGGAATTGTTTTGTTATGATAGAAAAAGAAAGTACATTGGAATTGAGCCAATGCCGTTTTACTTCAATGCAGCAAAGGACTTTTTAGGTCACTTTCAACAAGTTAGAGTATTGCAACATTCAATACAATCGTTTTACGAAAGTTACCAGAGCACATTGTTTAGTAAGATGTATGGTTATGATTATGCTATTTGTATTGGTGTGTTTTGTTTGAAGTTAGAAGAAACAGATGACAAGTACTATGAAGATGCACTGAAGTCAATTGCACAGATGTTGGAAATGTCAAAAGTAGGATTGATATTCAATGCGTTTCAAGATTGTGTTGATAGAAAGGACCCAGAGCAGTTCTATTTCAATATGCCAAGACTATTAGGAGACTTGTACAAGTTAGGTTACAGCAAGATTGAGTTGATTTCTCGTCCTAATGTTAATCCGTATGAATTCTTTATCAAAATAATTAAATAAATTATTTCGTATACTCACAAAAAAACACTATCTTTAATAAACAAAACAAATAGATAGTATGAGTGAAAAATTTAATCCAATGACGCAAGGTGGTTACCCCTTGTATCATGTAGTTAGTGCCTTTCAAAAATATGTTAGGCGAGGTATGGAACATGAAGCCATGTATATGGGTACTGAGATGTTGATTTCAGGTTATCACAAATATGCTTGGTATCGCATGAAGGTTATGGCATCTGAGGATATTGGTTTTGGCAATCCTGATGCTTGTGTTCAAGTCCATGCATTACACCAAACATTCTTGGAATTTCAGAAAGACAAAAGAGAAGGTGCCAGTCATTTGGTATTTTGTCATGCAATCTTAATTATTGTAAGGTCTCAGAAATCAAGAATTGTAGATAATCTTATGTGTAAGTATGTTGATTTGCGTCACATGATTTACCCTGTGCAAATACATGATTTTTGTTATGACCAATTTACTGATGTTGGCAAGAAATTAGGCAGAGGTGACCAATTCTTCTTTGATGAAAGTGGTAAGATTGAAAATGTACCAAAGCATTTGTTAGATGAAGAGCAACGAATTCAAGATGAATTAGAGATGATGTACAAGGCAAAAAAGAACAAGGAGAAGATTGTACTACACAACCCCAACAAGGAATTGTTTGATTAAATCAATAGAGCAAAATGAATAGTAGAGAACTTCAAAAGTTAAAAGATTTTGATTACTGGAAAGAATGGAAACACAAAACAGAAGATAGTATGGAAAAGCAACAGACAGCAGTTCAATGGTTGATTGATGAACTAAAAAGTAGAGGATATATTTTTGAGCAAAAAGAAAATGTACTAATTGAGAAAGCACAAGAAATGGAACGAGACCAGTTAATTGACATGTATGAAGATGGAATGTATGCCGCTAACTACCCACATGCAATGGTTGGGTATGCATATATTGAAAGTAAGTTTGGAACTGCAAAAAAGACAGAAGATGGACAATAGAATACTGGTAGTAGTTGCTCACAATGATGATGAAGTATTAGGTTGTGGAGGTACAATAGCAATGATGCGTGAACAAGGTTTTGAAGTAGGTATATTGATAATGACTTTAGGTACTACGGCTCGTGGAGTAGTGCCTAACTTCATTGAACTAATGGAAGAAAGTTACAATGCATCCAAATGTCTCAATGCCGGAGTAATGGAAAGACAACAGTCATTTGGTTTATGGGGAGTGAAAAAGGAAGATTTTCCTGACCAAAGATTAGATGAATGTTGTGAAATTGACATTACGAAAAGAATAGAAATGCACATAAAGGAGTTTGAACCTGTATGTGTATTCACGCATTTTGAAGGAGATTTGAATAAAGACCATGAAATTGTAAGTAAATGTGTTAAAGTTGCATGTAGGACTACCAGCAAAAGCAAGGTTGATACGATTTATGAATTTCCTGTGCTGAGTAGTAGTAATTACAATTCGAAAGTTTTTGTTCCAGACACCTATGTTGAACTTGGAGAAAAGCACATGATAGCAAAGATGAAGGCAATGGATTGTTACAAAGGCGAGTGCTACGGAATGCGAGGACCTGATAACATTGTTACCACTGCTAAGTATTTAGGAATTGATGTTGGTTACAAGTATGCAGAAGTGTTTAAGACCTATAGAAACAGAGTAAATTTATTGAATAATTTAACGGAATAATTTTGTATATTCAAATACTCAACGTATCTTTACATAGTAAACAAAACATAAATCAGCATGGAATTAGTAAATGGAAGATTGTTTGAGCAAATCACTTTTAAGAGTGGGTTATCAGGTTGGTATTTTTCGGATAAGGCACACAAGGTATATCGTCATTGTTATTTGTACAATTTACCTTCTGATGACTATGAAACATTTGAAGAAATTTATTCGAAAATTTAACAGAATAATTTTGTATATCAAATATCTTTACGTATCTTTATATCGTAAACAAAAACACAAAACAACATGGAAAACAGAGTAATGAATGCAGAAACAGAAGTAGTAACAAGTTTTACTACAGAACAGTTGGAGTTAATGCTTCAATGTATCAAACGTCAAAAGAGAATTTATGAAGAAGGATTGGAAGAGTCTTTACGAGAAAGTGAGAACCCAAAATGTGGTGCGAGACAAGGACATAAAGACAAATTGCCAATTCATCGTAGCAGAGTTGCAATGGTGACCGACATGTATGACAAACTTGTAGAACTTATCTAAATTGACTACGGGGGATGCGCATCCATCACGCATTTGTTAAAAAAAAAGTTATGGGATTTTTTAGTTGGAAAACACAAGACACAAATCAGAGCATTGCAAATTCATTTTCAGGTAGAAATACATTCAAAGTGCACATGGTTGACAACAAAGGCAATGTTTATACGGAACACAATTACGAAGGTTATGGAGTATTTGGTGGCAAAGACTTCTTTGTACTTTTGTCAGAAATGAACGGCATATTCTTAGCAGACAAAGAGGATATGCGAGAGGCTGGGATAGATTTAGCATTTAGCAATAAGCCGTACCTTTCTCCAAACCTTGTTAGAAATCTTGACAATTGGAGATACACAGAACAAGCACCCGAAGATTGTGAGTATCAAGGTTACTTTTACTAATGATTGCATATATGACACCAGAACAAAGAGCAAGGTTCCTGTACACTGATATGTTTGCCATAACTGGTGATGACTATTGTGCAAAGCAGTGTGCATTGAAAACAGTAGATGAAATAGTAGTAAATGTTGCTCCGCACATAAGTAAGTCAAAGGAATATGTAGAATTCACAAACTACTGGAAAGAAGTAAGAAAAATCATACCGACATTATGAATGTACTAATAACACAGCCAAGATACTTTCCTTCGTTTGAAATGTTAGACAGAATAGCAATGGCAGACATTGTAGTATTCTTAGACAACACAATGTTAGACACAAGAGCATTTGAGAATAGAACATTGATTAGATGTGATGAAAAGCCAAAGTGGTTGACAATGCCTGTATCAAAACGAAAGATTAAAGATGCAGTAATCAAACAAGAATTTGTTCGTGAACATAGACAACTGATTAAGGAGTATTACGGAGAGTACTCACAGATTTTTGAACATTGTCTTGTAATTGAAAAGGAGAAGTACATTGATTACATGGAAGAACATTACAAAAAGTTGTTTGAGTACATAGGACAAGATAAGATATTGTTAAAAAGGTCCCAGATACTATACGATGACAGCACAGGAAAAGAAGAAATCAAACTATTGTTGAAAGAACTAAATGCAACTAAGTACATTACAGGAGACAATTGTTTGAACTACGGCCTAAACCAATCATTTCTTGATGACATACATGTAGAATTAGAATTGTGTAATTTTGAGGAAAGATGTAATGATATGCGTATGAAGTATGACTTAGATGCAAGATACAGCATCATAGATACTGAAATGATGAAGCAGAAAGAATACAGGAAATTGAGTAATCAAGTAAAAGGACAAGAATGACACCTAAAAAAAGGAAAGAACTGCAAGGCATGTTTGTTGATGTTTTGATGAACTCGGCAGGAAACATTTCGCATGCTTGTAAGAAGATAGGAATAAGTAGAAATACTTACTATGAATGGAGAAAGGATGACAAGGAATTTGATGCGTTGTGTGAAGAACAACAGGAAGCCATCATTGACCTTGTAGAAACTAAGTTGATGTCCAATATACAAGAAGGCAAGACGGCAGAGATAATCTTCTTCCTGAAGACTAAGGCAAAGCATAGAGGATATGTAGAAAAGCAAGAATTTGACATAAAGAAAGATGCTCCAGACCTAAGTGGATTGAGTACAGAGCAGATTATGGAATTGTTGAAGAAAGAAGACAATGAGTAATGACTAATAGACAAGCCGTTGTTGAACTACTAAGACAAGAAATTGCGAGAAGAGATTTTTGGCAATTTTGTTTGTATATGGATAGAGACTTTTTTTTGAGTAGACCTTTCCTAAAGGAGATTGCTGATGCCTTTCAGGAGATAGAAGAGAAGAAAATCAAGTCGCTTTCAGTTAGTATGCCACCTCGTGCTGGTAAGTCCTACATTACTTCATTGTTTTGTGCATGGACTATAGGAAGAAACCCAAATAAGTCAGTAATGCGAAACACGTGTACTGCAACCCTATACCTGAAGTTTAGTTATGACGTTCGTGCAATTGTGAAAAATGATAGGTTTAGAAATGTGTTCACTAATGTATGGTTGTCCGATGACAAGTCAAACCTTCAAGGTTGGAATACAAATCATTCGACAATGGTAGGTTACTTTGGTGCTGGAGTAGGTGGTACAATCATTGGTTTTGGTGCGAGTAATGTAGCAATCACAGATGACTTGTACAGAGGTATGGAAGATGCCTT